CGCATGAGTATTTTATATACTCATGTATTACTTGACAACACCCTGGGTTTATGTGTTTGACCTTTGCTAAACACTTAGTGCGTAACTTTTTATTGCACCGGGTTTATCTGTTTGACCTTTGCTAAACAGTTAATGCGTGATTTTTCATTGCACAGGGTTTATATGTTTGACCTTTGCTAAACATTTAGTGAGACACTTTTGTTTCAAACGGTTTGTATATTTCACGTATGAAATATTCAATGGATTCATCCATTTCTCTTTTCTTATGCACACTTGCAAAGAAATGAATTCGGGATTGGTTGACGCTATATGCGCTAGCCTGGTCTTTTAGAACGACGAGTAGTAAATACGAGATGATGTGGCCCACTAGCTAACCCATTAGTGGACAGAACCATTGATCGTACGCAGCTCGAGGAAACTGTGTCAAGGGCACCTTGCGGTTGTTCGAAAAAGATCTTTCAAAGTCTCGCCCTGAGGGGTTGTGTGATGGAGAAAGTAACAGGAACGTACTAGGATATGAGCGGACCCAATACTGAATTGTGGTTTTTTGTATGTGTGACGGTTATTCTCTTCCTTTAAAAAGAGATACTTTGGTGTTCTGTATAAACACCTATAATGGTGAATAATTAACTCACCTTTACTCGCGACTCGAGTATAACTAGTCATTTTATGGACAGTACACCAAATAATATATAAACCTTTTACCATGGCTGAAGCTACTACTACAACTTCATCTACAAATGATAATGCTATCGCTGCTTTTTATAATGACCAGCTTAGGGTTAAAGAACAACAAATTCAAGATTATCTTGATAGTGATGATATTTCATCGCTGGCACTTGATTCTCCGAATGTGCCAATTTTACCGACTGAACCTGTTGCAACTATGATTACTAATAGTATTGCACAGACCAGTGACATTGACACCTATTGGGACTTACCTAAACCTAATTATGACATTGATGAAATAACCAAGAAAAGTTTTTCACCAACTTTCTTAAAGTATTTCACTCCGGAGAGAGTGCACAAGATACGTGCTGAAATGTCGGCACAACAGTGGAATTACGATGAAACTGTTTTGGAGAGAACGTTTCTTGGATTACGACCTGATTTGACAGATAGGACAACTATGATGCTTCATTATGAAGCAATTACTAATATCATTAGATTAACGAATAGACATAGGGGACATTTGATCAATATGGTACATCAATTGCACACCAATCGGATAGCAAAGAAAACTGAATATGTTGACGCCTTTTTGATCAATGCTGTCTCATCAAAGCGCATTGATACGTCTTGTTTAGTTCAATATCTATACTCCAAACCTATTCGAAATTGTGTATTACTTGCTCATTTGTTTGCGGTTGGAAAACATGAACGAACACCTATTGAGGTTGCTAACTATTGTGATACTTTTTTAAGTATCAATATGGCAAATGCCTATCGTGACGTTTTTGTGGATTCTTGTCCCGCGACTGTATTGTTATTTTCGGTTAGGGACGTAAATCCAACTTACTTTACATCATTTAAGTTAACCAACTTACTAACGTCGGTTGATCTTAAAAATTTAACCACTCATGAAATGGCCGATATCTTAAAACTTAAACACCCCATGAATTATATTTTGGGTGATATCCCTAATAATGAAAAGACACAAAATAAAAATTTAGCACCTGGACTGCACCAGGAACAAGTGTCAACTCCAACTCGATCGCGTCAGTTTACATTATGTGAACTACAACGCATATATGCAGAATATCGACTTGGACCGTGTCTTTTTCTTATATTATCGGCTCTACAGGAAACTGAGACCCATAAATTGGTCGCCAAACTATACTTTGCTTTGCAGAGTGTTTTCCCCAATTGTGCCTCGAGTATTCGCGATACCATTTTTGATGTTGCAAATTATTTAAAATTTTTTAGACACTTTATTACGATACGACATGGCGACAGTGAGGAGTTGGTTCTGGATCCACAGGACCTTGATACTGTAACTCAGGCTTGGGGATCATTCTCGACTGAGAAATATTTACCTGACGTTGACCTTACGCAGAAGGGGGTTCTTGAGAGTCTTGACTCTCGTTTGGATTATATTAAACCCCTTCTTTCTGTACTTATTGTCGTTGTGACTGCATGTGGGGGTGCCAAGGTTTTGACATTACTTCAAGCAAAGAATTTTATGAAGGATCTCCATACTTTTACCACAAGCATCCGGGACATGGGTACTTTGCGTGATGCTGCCAGTGCCGCTGTTGATGACCTTCTTGGTGGTTTCTATGGTTTATTTGGTGGTAAATATTACAATCCTGAACAGCGCGTTATTAGATCTGCTGCTTCTGATTGGATGGCTTTCAACGACGAACTTAGCGTGCTTATACAGAAAAATCAAGATAATTTTTGGCACACTTATCATGACGTGACTTTCGATGCATTAAAGGAAAAATATGTCAATTTGAGGAAAAAGTATCTTGACATGGCTAGTGCAACACCACAACATTCAAATTTGTTGAGAGATCTTAATCATACGTCTTGTGCCAGAATGGAGGATTTGCTTGACAAAATTAACAAACTTAAATCTAGCACTGCTGGTAGACAGGAACCTGTTCTTATAAGACTGGTGGGCCCGACTGCTGTTGGAAAAACCTATAACGCACGCACCATTTCTGATGGAGCTGCTTCGGCATTGGGAAAGACTGTCTATGAAAAGAACTTTAATGACCCCTATGATTCTGGGGACGTTGGGCAGGCTATTTGGAAATTGGAAGAAATGTTTCAAGCAAAAGATCACTCTGACCACCCCTATTTGTTTACACTTAAGGGCGTCGCTGGTTATAATCCTAACTATGCCGATCTCGAACGAAAGGGAAAGCCTGCGGAACCACTTATTTTGGTTGCTACTTCAAATATTATTTGGTGTATAGAGTCAAAGACTGTCAGTGACCTGCAGGCGTTGAATCGAAGAACGGATTATCTAGTATATGTGTGGAATCCTTGGGTTACTGCTATGAAAAATGCTGGTAAACTCGTGACACCTGATTTTTATAAACAACATCCTTCGCGATTTTTCCTATTGAATAACATGTGGGGCTACAACAACAACATGTGTGGTCTTGGCGCGAGATTGACTGACATTTTTGGCGCCGTGGAATGTGAACTTTCCATGGAGTTTATAATCAAGATGGTGCTGGAAATGGAAAAAATGAATCGTGAACAACAACGTGTGACATTGTTGCGGTCTTCGATCGCTGGTGATCCTTCTCTGGCTGGTCTCGATTCTATGGGACCCATTAAGTATGCGGTTGAGATTATTAAACCTAAATCTCTCACTGAGAAGGAACTCTCGGCGCTTTATGCTGAGATTGTGCGCGTTGAAACATCTTGCAGTGTCTCTCCTTCTGATGAGCTGGAACCCTATTTTCGACCTAACGCTAAGGCCGTTGTTTTGGTTTCTAAAGATGATTTTACGAAACCTTCGGCTTTTCAACTATCTCGTAGTACTTTATTTGAAGATTTAAAGAAGACTACTTTTTATGATGGTTCCTCTGAGGAAGAATGTGACGTGGACCAGGAAACTCAGTCTAATATTCAGAAGCGTCCATTGTTGATTTTGACGGGTGAGCCGGGAATAGGTAAGACTAGACTTATAGAGACTTGTCTGGATGCCATCTCTATTCCGGTGGTGCAAATATTGTTGACTGATTTGGACTTAAAAACTGTTCTGAATAAGATAATACCGGATTGTGTCTTATTTTTTGATGAGGCGGCCTCTTCTCCTGAACGCTTACAATTACTATATGCCTTGTCAACTGAATTTGAAAAGGGCGCCTTGAAGGCTTCCAAATTGATAGCCACTATGAACGCTGAAACACCAATTGTTCGATCATCTGGCGAAATTTGGGCTGCTATTTCTAGGAGGGCGGTTATTTTTAGATTTTCTGCCTCGTTACCTTGGGACAAGAAAATATTGTATTTTAACAAGGTAATAACGTGGGATCAGAAGAAACCATATTTGAATGTGACTTTAACAAACACTCCGTGGTCGTGGTATGCTTTTGCTAACATTCTTAAAACCCAAAGCGCCACTGTGTGCTATTCGGATTTTTCTGCTGTGCTCAATAATTACTTGCAATCTATGCCGGTTGTTGAGCCTATTACACCAATAGATGGAATTGGAAGGGTGAGTAGGTTTGTTGATTATACATATCGCATAACTATCAATGCGGCCCGGAAAAATTTTAAGATATCTGAGGTGCGAAATAATTTGCTTTCCAATAGCTCACCAATTCGGGCTTTTGAGCGGGCGGCCGACGGTTCAGAGAAGAACGTTCCGCTTTTATCACTTATAGATATAGCTTATCGGTTATCTCCTATTTTTGAAAACGCTTCTTTTGCGGACTTGGAAACAACACTTTTGTCCATGAACAATCATAAGTATGATATCAATGTGCCTCCTTTTTTGGTGTGTTTTCTTGATGAATACTTTGGGGGACTCTATGATGCCGATGAGAAGAAATTGGTGTTCTTTATTGTGGAGCTTCCAGTTGATGTTGATATTCCGGAATTGCCAATGAAGGAGGTGTGCCAAATTCCCGCAGTTACGTTACCACCTGAAAATATAACTGCTTTAATACAGAAGGCTCAATGTGAGCAGGTAAAGAAATCAATGCATCTAGATAAACTCGAGTTAATGGTTGATATTTTTGTCTCAATTACTTGTTTTGGTCTTGATGCAGCCATGATGTACTTGGGTCTTCATGTAAAAAAGGTTGATATAACATCTTTGCAGGCCGTGGCACAGGCCCCAGCACTACCTCAACCACCACCGGTTTTTGATCCCACTTTGAACATTAGTGATTCCAGTAACGTAACACCTATACAAATAAAGGACAAGCCTGTTGAATTTGTGAACACGCAACGACGTGGGAGGGATTCTAGACAGGCACAAAGAGAAAAACACGAACGCAAACAGCAGCAACAACAGGAAGAACAGGTTGTTGAGGACAACGAATACTTGCGTGATGCGTCTGAGGCTACTCCTTACCAGCCCGATAATAGGGTTGTTACTATGGGTACACCTACAATTGGTTTATTCAGTACTCCTTATTCGATTACTACTGCCACCGCACCTGTTATATTTCATTGTATTGGACGTGACGCAAAAATGTCCGCGGGTGCGGCTAAGGACTTGGTTGAGATTTATCATTTGGATAGAGAGTCGATAGCAGCGAGGGCTGCTGGGGATCGCAAGTATGTTATTGATAGATGTGACAAAAAGGTTATCGTACATCTGATAACTAAAGAACTGACTTACACTGATAAATCAACGGTGGGTTCAATATCTGCCGCTCTTGTTGATTTCTTTTCCAATGAGAGGTTGGATGGTATTCAGTCTGTTGCATCGACTTTGCTTGGGTGTGGACACGATAAATTGTCGCCTCAACCTATTTTAGAACTGATTGAGGTCCTGGCGCACCAGTACGGTCTGCATTGGAAGGTCTATACTCAACGCAACCTTCAGCCTTTGAAACCAACACCAGCGGTTTCCTCTTTGTTGAATACCATTCCTCCTAAATTGACACATCCTGAAGGCACTATTATACATGACCCTAACAATAATACTAGGGGCATCTATTTGAATAACATCGTATACCAATTGTATCTCAACGACGATTCTAGCGCACAGTGGAAAATGATTCCACTTTCTACAAATCACCTTGTAGAAACTACAACTTTGGTTGGACCCCCTAATTGGAAACCACACTTGATGAATTTCTTTGCCTTGCGCAGGGTTGCATTTGGGTCGTTTGCGGCAGAGGAACTTCAGGCTGTTATCTGGGCTATAAGATATGGCCCTGCGACTGATTGCAATGGGAATGCTCAACCTGGTGCGATGAGATATTTCGCTGACTTACCTATCCCTACTTATATGAGGGAGTCAAACGTTGGTTTGGACAACGTGGTTAGCACCACACCTGTGGCATCTGTTCAATCTACTGGAAATGAGACTTTTGTTGTCCAAGAGGGTTTGACTCGTTCTAATGTTGTCTTTTTATATGACCAACAAAAAAATTTTATTAACTCTGGTTTGTTAGTAGTAGAAAATTTTATTATAACAGTAAATCATTCGGTACACAGAGTTAAATTTGCAAAATTTTATCAGACGGATAAATTTTATCCCGTTGAATTCAAATTTGGTAATTCCTCATTAGATTGTGCTATTGTCTCTATACCCGATAAAACCTTCCCATCTAGAAGATCTATGCTCCCATACTTTATGTTGAAAGATGACATGCTTAAGTTTATTAAGAGATCGGGGAGTGTAAATGTCCAAATTAGGGTTGTCGATGAGAAGGATGGAGCTATTGAGAAACATTGTGGTTCTTTTAGCGCTACTACTATAAACCGATTATCGGCTTCTTGCTTTACCACCATGATGGCTATGGCTTTCACTCGGGCTGGTGACTGTGGGTCACTATACTTTGTCTTGGACAAAAGCGCCCAGGCCACTGTCGTTGGAATGCATCATGCTGGTAGTGGGGTCGTTAGCACTGGAATCACTTTGTATCGTGAGAGAGTGGAGGAATTATTGCAGTCCGCAAGAACTGGACTGTGTCCTGACACACAATTCAACGCCAATTCTGAATTGTGGGATGAGGAGGTTGGTGATTTGGACCCCATTGATTTATACCGACATCAGATTACTGCACCGTATGTGGGACTTGCTGAGAAACCCCTCCACACTCCTTTTGCCACTAAATTACATCGTAGTGGCATTCAGTTTGGGGATGAGATCGGGGCTGAGCCTAGTGTTTTATATGCTGGTGATCCTAGGTGGGAGAAGGAGTTGACCCCTATGCAGGAGGGCGTATTGCGTTACCTCCCAGCTCAACCTATTCAACTCAATCAGGACGAGATCAATGATGCGGCTTATCACATTGGTGAGGAAATTTCTCGTACCATGATAGCTAATAGAATGACCACCCGAACTTTGACTGTTGATGAGGCGTTGACTGGAGCTCGCGACGAGTGGCCATGTACCAAGGCAATTGATGGAACATCATCTGCTGGATATCACTGGGGTTTTGGTCGCTTCACAAAAAAGGGACAGTATATGGTTTGGAATGACGAAAAACAAATGTTCCAACTCGCAACTTGCGCTGAGGGTTTGGAGCTGGCAAAAAGATTAAATACCACTATGAAATCTTTGCGTGCTGGTGAGCCTGGCGTATTTCCCTTTATCCCATCATTAAAGGATGAGCTGTTGCCTGTTGCGAAGACACGTGGACCGAACGCAAAAACTCGCATTTTTTGGATTGCTCCTTTGGATTTTGTCATCCTACATCGTCGTCTTTTTTTGACGGCAATATCAAATATAATGGAATTGCATAATGAACTCCCAATTAAGGTTGGCATAGCGCCAAACTGCCATCAATGGACCAAACTTTTTTCTGGATTGGCGAAGCTTAGTGATACTGGATTCGACGCTGATTTCAAAAATTTTGATGGTGGGGTTCCTTTTTCTTTTCAAAGGGCTATACCAATAATTTATTCCATAATTTACAACAGGACTTCAACTGAACGTCCTGAGAAGATTTTACGCGATAATATCGCCCGTTTTGCTTTACACCAGGCGCTTGAGGGACCGGTTGTTCAGGTGGGGAAATTGCTTAGAAAGATGGATCATGGACAGATGTCCGGACAGCCTGCCACAGCTATCGATAACAGCTTGATTGTGTGGATGCTCTATTACATCGTCTTTTGTAGGGCAATGCGTGCTGCTGGAAGACCTGAGCTAGCAACTTATTTCACCTTTCGTAGACATGTGGCGTTGATCATTTATGGCGACGACTCTGCTTGTACCATTAGTCATGATTATCTCAAATTGTTCAACATGGAAGTGTTTATTGGAATTGCTTTGACTATGGGTTTTGTGGCTACACCCGCTAACAAGACAGAAAATGTTAGTGAATCACAACCTCTCGAGACATTTACCTTCTTAAAGCGCGCTTTTCGGCGTGTTGGTGATCAGGTGTATGCTCCTCTCTCTTTGGCCTCCATAATAAAATCTTTGGAGTGGGTGAGGATGCCTACTGGATATCAATATCGTGGTGAGTGGAATGTCGCAACAAATCTCGAGGTTATTTGGAATCATATCAAAATTATTTTTTGCGAGTTTGCAATGCACGGACCTTCTACTTATGAATGGGCTCTTGAGAAATTTTTTGAGCAGGCCGCAACTTATGGTACATCTTTTGTACTACCAACTTATGTTGAGGCTGTTGGGTGGTCCGGTTATACTAATCTAGAGGCTCTTGTGCCGTGTAATATTCGTAGTCCATTTGTGGGGGAGATCGTTGATGGAACAAAGACCGTGGAGATACGGAAAAATGTTGGAAAGTGGTCTGATGTAAAACCTGGCGATCGTCTCGTAATTAATCCCGGAACTGACAATATAATATCTGAAATTTATGATGTTGCTCGCTATGATAACTTGCGTGAGTGTCTTATAGTGCACGGAATGGATGCTCTTCCTGGAAAAACATTGGAAGAAGCGGAAAACATATATTTGAATATATATGGTAACGGTGATTGTGAATTTGTGGCCCTTACTTTAACGGGCAATTACATTCGGAGCGAACAAAACGGATTTTGCATTATAAGAAAATTACAAAGTTTGATGGCCGCTAACGATACTACGACTCCTGCTCTGGTAGATCCACCGAAGGCTGATGATGTTAATCCGACTTCTGCTGCTACACCTGGTGGCACTCATTCAGTGCCTGATAATGTTGGAGCTGAAGACATCAGTGAGCTTACCAGGAGTGGAGCCCGGACAAATTTATTGGAGAACGTATGGGACAAATATATATATTCCCATACTATTACCGTCAGCGTTGATACTGAGGCGGGCAGGCTACTGGACCTTCAACCCATTCATCCTAGTGTTTGTAACGATGATGTGAAACTAATGAATAACTATCACAAGGATTGGAAGGGTACAATGCATATTAAGTACTCTGCCTCTCTTTCTTTTACGGTGGGCATGCGATTGCGCGTGGTGTATATTCCGCCCACCTTTTCCGTTGCAGACATTAATTTGTGGGACTTGGCTATGATTTCTAAACAGCCTGGCATTGAGTGGGATGTTGGAAAGGGTTTTAGTCATGCTTATACTCCTAAGCCTGCGGAACCCACTTTCTATTTTACCAACCAGGATTACTATGATAATAATCAGAATCCAAAATCATTTGGTGGTTATTTGGCCCTATTTACCTATGCCAAGGTTGTTACTGGAACGGAAACACCGACTATGTCCTATGAAATCCAAAAATTTACGTGTGGGGCGTTTGTTTGGAACACCTATTCGCCACCTGGTGGTGTTGCTCCCATTGACAATGGACCGCTCCCTGATTGGGTTTGTAAGAACTACCAAACATCGGGTCACTGTGAGAGTGATTCAAGTGGCGGTAATGGCATTTATTTTCGCACTGGTGGTGCTGGTGCCTCTTATACTAGGGGATACTGGTTCGCTCGTGCTTTTGACCCCGATAATGCAAGGACGATAACTTACGCTACTGCTATTGACCAGGTCACTTCGGCATATGTTGCTCAGGCTGAAACATCCGGCGTCCCTATTACTGGAATAGGTCATGGAAGGGCTTATGAGGCATATGATGGGGCTTCCCATGTTGGGGTGACAAACAATACGTCTGGAACGCTCCTTTGTGCGACACAGGGGCCTAGCACTGGTCATTATACTGGCGTTGAATCCACGCTTGACTGTACCGGGTTGCACCCTCAGATGTTACAACTCGATGACAACACCTGGACTCCGGTCTCGATAACAAATGCAGCTGATGCAATATCGACTGATTATGAGAGCTCGTTTTGTCCAATAGTTGATCCGGGGATGACCGCTCCCGTTGACATGTTTACTGCTGGATATAAGAAACCACATACTGGGACGAGCGCTCAATTGATTGACACCATGCCTGCTCCTGCATTGGACGAATGTATCGTGGAAATGCACGATTTTCTTGAGAGGACTGGGGGATTACAATCTAAGGTTTTGGCCCAATTTTTGAATGAGAACGTTACTGTGAGGTTGCCTCCAACGCAAACTTATGTTTACCAATTATACAATCTGGTTAATGGTAATGAGTATTGGTATTTGCGTTTTTGGACTAATGGGCTTTGTACTACTGATGGAGACAATGCAAATAAGATCGTATTTAGTTCTTTACCTATTGGAATTAAATACATTGCAACTATTCCATATAACCAACCTCTTCCAGCTCTTTCTAAGTCGGCAAAACGATGGCTGCGCGTCATTAATAGCCATGACGCTGTTTCGGTGAGAAAACATGAGATTACTAATTGCTCACCTATTGGATCTGTGGCCAGAATATCATCTGGACTCACGAGGGGGGAGTTGGAAAGATTGATCAACGAAATGCACAAAATACATAAATGTGCGACTGTCGATAAAATACTTAAGCGACAACAACGATTATTACCGATTGCGACAAGAAATATCCTCAATGGCGACAATTATCGAGGCGGGAACGATGGCCGCTAGGGCGGGTACAGAAATGTTGGAGAAGTCTGCTATTTCGGCTGGCACGGCTGGCTTGCGTGGGGCCAAGAAGGCAGGACACAAATTTGCTAGAATGATGGGTGGACAGGCACCTGGATTACTTAAAATGGTAGGACAGGGGGCTATGATCTATGGTTTTGCAACTAATATCATGCAAAACAAGGAAATGGATAGGATGACGCAGGCATTGGCAATGATGACCGAAACGGCAGCCTCTTCGCCCAGACTGTACTCGTCTGATGCGGTATATACACATT